TAAATAACTTACAATCATTTTAATCGTTGAATGAACATTACAATCACAATCATCTGATGTATCTCTATCATCAAAGTGTGCAAGATTGTCATCATATATATAATCAAGTAGTTCATGAATTGTATATGGTTTGTATGTTGTTTTGCTCATTCGTTAGGTTCGTCTCTAACTTCTGTTAGTTCCCAACGTCCTGTCTCTGCTTTCTTTGCACGTTCTTCTGCTATTTCTAGTGAAGAAGCACGGATAACTTTTACTTTATACTGCGAGTATGTGACTCTATACTTAGGCATCAGTTGATTCCTCTATTTCTTTTAGTGTATCCCATAAGATAGGCTCTAATGCTTTTGCTGCTTCATCTAATTTATCTTGTAATGTTTTACTCATACTATCATCTCCTGTTGTCTGTAGTCTGTGAGTATATCTTCTAGGTACATAGCACCAGGCTCAAAGGACAAAGAGATATACTTCTGTCCTGTGTGGTCTGCTCTACCATACCTATTCTTAACTGGTGCAACACATAAGTATAAGTCATTACCTTGTTGCATCTGTCCTACTGTTAATACCATTGCTGGTACCTGACTGACCATACCCTGTAATGCTGAGCGTGGTTGACATGGGTATCCGAATGCACCTTCTTTAGTATGATGAAGAACTAATACGCATGCATTGGTATCTCTTGCAAGATACTTTAACTCTTTCATAACTGCACGCATGCCTGCAAATTCCTCATGTCCATCAATGGCTATGTCCATAAGGTTATCTACTACTATAAGTGTGGGGCTTCTGCCCCATATAGTTTCAAATGCAGCAACCTCTTCATCTAAATCTTTGAGTGTAGGTGTAGGTTCAAATGACCAGTAAAGATTACCAAACTCTTGCAACATTTCTTCTGCTTTAACTGGGTTAGTAGTAAGCATATGTTCTGCTGCTGTTTGATTTATCTTTGCTTTCATTGCGAGTAATCGCATAGCCATTGTATGTGCATTAGTATCGGCAGAGAAATATAGTGTTGGTTGCTTGAGTCTTGCTGCGATATGTAATGCAATGGATGACTTACCTGCACCTGGAGTACCAGCAATTACTGTTACTTCAGCACGGCGAAGGATGATTCCTTCCCGTTGAAAAGCCTGAAAGGTAGGCGGTAATGGTTCACCGCCCACCTCTGGCTTGCCTATACTACGGCGTAATGTTTTCAAGTAGTATCACAATCTCTTTCTGATATTTCACCACATTCCATGCACGATGATGCATTGCATGATGGGTAGTGTTCTTCTTTATCGCAGTTATCCATTACGGATTCTGCATTACAACATGGTGTACCTGTTGCCATGTTAAGCCTTTGTCTGGTCTGCTTGGAATGTATTCCATTCAGGCTGACCTTGCTTAACATACTGAGTAGTACACTTAGTCATATCACCTTGTTTTGCTGGACAGAAGTATCCTTTGTATGGACCAAACTTGCCAGTTAATCCATGTATACGTGTCATAGTTCCATGTACACACATACGTGAACCCATACTTGGTGCTGCTTGTTGAGGCTGTACAAACTCAACGTTACCTAATTGCGTAGCAATTGTTGCTATCTGTGGGTTAGGTGGTACTGCTGTGTTGGCTGGTCTAAGTGCTGCTTCTAACTCTTGCACTGCTGATGTTAATGATGCAAGTGTTAGTGCAATCACTTGGTCTAGTTCTTCGGCATTAGATGCACGTATAGTAACTAGTGTTAATGCTGGTGTCTTAGCGGTGATACTGATTGGTGCTTCGGTATGTGTCATTTGTTCTCCTTGATAGATGTGACTAGTGTCTTCTTAGAATCTCGGAAGGCACGGACTTTCATTGCTAACTCTATACCTTTCCAACCTTGTTTAATATCAACAAAGTGAAGTTCACATTTGCCACCGCCTGCTGGTAGGTGGACAATGATTCCTCTGTCTTGGTTGACACTTCCCCAAGTCGAACGGGTTGCCGTAGCAGGGTCGTACGGCAAGCCGTGCGCATATACTGCCAATTGCATAGCAATTTTATTAGGGTAGGAAATACTACCAGTCTTTAGGTCAGAAATAAACAACTCGCCTTTATATCTAACGATACGGTCAGGTGTACCTGCTATTTTATACTTGTCTAGCACGCAGAACTGTTCAATGAATACATTCTCAAAGTCTTTAGTTGCATCTGCATATGCTTGTATATCTGCAATGTAATCTTCTGGTATAACACCAAGGTCTTCACCTCTATCATGCTTTTCTGTTAGTGCATGCAGTGCTGTACCAATAGTAGCCTGTGTTGTTGCACCTGCTGCTTCCATTGCATCTTCAACTAACTTATCCATCTCTAACTTATTATCTCTGTATGCTGATGCTGCTAATAATAAATCAGGGCGTAGTGTTAATCCTGCTGCAGCCATGCGTAACTTCCATGCTACTAATCCAGTGCCATCATCTAGTGAACCTGCAACTGTAGTGGTACGTGTATATGGTACTGGTTTGCCACCTTTTGGTGGCACTACCATTGGTCTACCGTATCTATCTCTAGGTATTTCTACTTCTGCCATGTTTCTCCTTTGATTAAACCAGTGAGAGTAGGACAAGGAGAGAGCCAAAACCTACCGCTCACTGGTTGTCCCATCATAGCATAGATGACGGTCTATGCATTGATGTCGTTGCCGCAATGCGGACAGGGTTTAGGTTTCCTGCCATGCAATTCCGCAACTACATTTGCTGCGTTATCAGGGTGATAGTAAACTTTGCATCTGTTACGTACTACATTACTACGTATGATTGCTCCCTTTTTATGGAGCACTGATAGTACTCCACTTGCACTGCCATGATGTATCTTAGCCAACTCTGCTAACTCTCTCCATGTTAGCCCTTGTCTGTATACTTTTAGCATTTCTAATGTGTTCTCTTGATTGGTTTGTTCGTTACCAGAGTGCAGGTTATTTAATGCTCTAGCCTTAGATGTATCAGTGCCTGACCAGCCTGCTGTGCCTGCGTATGGTACATATGCTGTGCTCATTAGTCCTCTAATCTTATCTCTGATACTTCAATTAAGTCTACTACTAGGTCAGATGTTGCATAACAATCAACTGATAAATTATCTGCAACTATAGATTCAATATCATCTTCATCATCTACTTCAATAGTAAAGGTACCTGTAACTGTAAAGTTTCCAGAGTATCTGCTTGTAAGTTTGTCGCATCCGATGTTAACGAGTAACGTGTTGACATCATCTTTGTTGATTGTTTGCTCACCGTCTGACCATTCACCTTCACCGAAGAAGTCACGTACTTGATAACGTAAGTCTTTAAGATTTTGGTTGAGTCTGTCAACTTGCCCTGCTTTCTCTATGTAACGTACAATTTCAGCCTCAGTATAATTTATTGGACCAACTACTGTTGTAACTTGGATTGTGTTCATGTTTCCCTCTCGTTGTTTGTATGTACCGTGTTCGCTACTGGCGGTACCACCCAGTAAAACGTCCCTTATATTGAAAGGAATGAAAACAATATAAGTTCTGCGAGTATTCCTGTATACCTCCAGGTGTAGGTGTATAGGAAATCTATACTGTCAATAGAGACAGTGCTTTGTTCTTAAGTCTATCATTCTTACCACTGATGGTGGCAAGGGCACGTTTGTCCGCGCCACCAGAAGCATAGTAATCTGCATACTCAATCACTGATTGCCATACACCAAAGGCTGTGCCTTTAATGTTCTCTTGTGTTGGCGATGTGTTGTAGATAGCCCATGCTCTATCACGTGCAGCGTATGCAATTGTTTGTTGACGTTGCTGTCCCTGACTAAGCAGATGTGTAGGTGCACCTTCAACTTCAGATGGTAGTGACCATACTGTACGGAAGATACGTAATGCTTTCTCTTGGTCTACCTTACGGCTAAGCAATTCTTTTGCTGTCAACTCATACTCTTCGATAGCCTTGTATGTAATTGTAGTTATGTTACGGATGTCAGACACTGACAACTCAGCGTTGGTAGTATGCTTCATCTTGTATTGTAATGGCTTAGCATGCTTGCTTGTAAGTAACTTACCTATCTGATTAGCGCAGAACAAACGCTCGATGATAGGTCGTATGATTACTGAGCATGAACCATCATGTGATGTACGTGCTAGTAAGTAAGCAGCATGTGGGTCACCCTCTACTGTTACACCAGTAGGTAGTTCCATAAGCATCCATACATTAGCACCACCATTGTACTCACCTGCTGCACTGTATCGTGCATCACCTGATTCAATGAGTGTATCTAGTGCACCAAATACTTCCATGTTCTGCACTACCTTGTACTTGGTACCTACTACACCGATGGCTGTGTCACCATTAGATGTATGCTTGATGACTGCTTGTTTTTTAGGTACTATTAATTTAGTAGTTATAGAATCATATGGTGATACAGGAACGCTGTGTTCAGCATACAATTCTGTTAATGATACAGTCCAGTTGAGACCAGCCTGTTGTGCTACACCTACTGCTGTAGTTGCATTTACTTCTGTACCGCCTTGCTTCCAAGCATTACGCCTGTTGTTTACTAGTACTTGTGTCATTGTATCCCCTTACCAACTTGCTCGATATTCAAATGTTACATCATCAGCCGATTGGTCAATGATACTTGTTAATTTTTCTGCTGTTTCTTTTATATTTTCCCAATACCAATCATCAACACCACCACCGAAAAAGAAACCTGCCATAGGTGGCAAGAACTCTTCGGCTGCATCTTGTGTGTTTGCTTCTATGACTTTAATACATGTATCACGTAGGTCAATGATGTCTTGTTTGTATAGATTGATAGGGGTACAATCATCAATCGCATTGGTGCGATTAATAATCCAACCATGAATAGCATTAGCCTTACGCCAGTATGCTATCTCATGTGTTTCTTTCTCATATAGGTACATATCTAGTCCCATTATCTTTTCTCTCTCTTAGTAGTAGCCGTGCTTACGGTGGAACGCCCATGCAACTGAGGGTTTGTTATATCTATGTACTATATACGACAGCCCCAGCGCAACTTGTTGCGGGGCTGTCGTATCTTTTGTTGTACCTAGAACTTGTGCTATGCCATATGCTGTTGACTGTGGGTTGTCCGCTTTATGATTCCAATGTGATTCTACTGTCCACAATTTAACCAATGCTCGCCACTCACTGCGATTCCAATTAGGATAATATAGTTTTATATATCCATATGCATATGTCTTAGCCTTAGTTGGTGTCCAACTGTTTGGATGGTACGTTACATCTATACATTTGAATTGAGTATGCATTTGTTTTACGTATGCTTTGATAGGTATGCCTATCATGGTAGCAAGGGCTAGTAATGATGCTGTTGCTATTGCAATGTATCGCTTCATGTTACTCCT